TCAGGTAACTTATCTAACTGTACAGTAGATGGAACTAACAAGGTTGGTTACATTGGTGCTCCACAAAGTACAAATACAACAGTTGCTGCTAGTGACGCAGGAAAGCATATTTACTTTACTGGTGGATCGACAGCAACATTAACGGTTAACACCAACGCAACAACAGCCATTGACGTAGGAACAACCATTCTTGTTGTCAACAACAATTCAGGGAACCTAACAATATCTGGTGCTGGTGTTACTTTCCAGCTTGCTAACGGAGCAGCAGGCAACAGGACAGTAGCAACAAAGGGAATGGCTACGTTACTTAAAGTAGCTACAGATACTTGGTATGTTTCTGGCGCAGGAGTGACCTAACATGGCTGGCGCATTAAGTGCAATGATTGCTGCTGCCTTTTCTGGTAGCTCAGCTGGCTACACCATCGTCCAAACCTTTACCGCTACGTCTACTTGGACTTGCCCTACTGGTGTTACAGAGGTTGAGTATCTTGTGGTTGGCGGTGGTGCTAGCGCTGGAAGTAGTAATGCCAACAATGGTTCTGGTGGCGGAGGTGGTGGCGCTGGAGGGTTTATAGCCGGAACAACTACAGTTTCAGCTAACACTGATTACACAATTACTCTTGGAGGAGGAGGGAACGCACCCGCTTCTCCTGGTTCAGGAGGAGTTGGTAACGCGTCATCAATTGTAGGTGGTAGTAGTCCATCTGCGTTTGCTTCGCCTGGAGTTGTTTCATCTGCTGGTGGTTATGGTGCTGGTGGGTCTACTTCTCCTGGTTTAGCTGGGGGTAATGGTGGTTCTGGCGGTGGAGGTACTGGTGGCGGTAATGGAGGTACAGGAACAGCAGGACCGCCAAGACAAGGTTATGACGGAGGTGGTTCAGTTTACGCAGCTCCAAATTATGGAAGTGGTGGCGGCGGTGGTTCTGGTGGTGCAGGCGGTGCTGGTACTTCTATTGCCGCAGGTTCTGCTGGTGGTGGCACTTTGTCATCTATTACAGGCTCTGCTGTAACTTACGCTAGTGGTGGAATTGGCGGTTATTTTCAACCTGGGACAAATCCAAGCGCAGGAACAAGTGCTCCTGCATTTACGGGTAATGGTGGTGGAGGTGGTATTGTTGGTAGTAACACCCCATTTAGCGCAATGGCATTGGGTGGCAATGGCGGCTCCGGCATTGTTATCCTGAAGTACACCGTACCAAGCCAAACTGTATTTACGTTCAAAGGCACTACACAGTGGACAGTTCCAACGGGTGTGACGAGTATTGATTACTTGGTTGTCGGCGGCGGCGGAGGCGGTGGTGTTGCTAATACTATAAATACTCTTGGAAGCGGCGGTGGTGGTGGCGGTGGTTATAGAGCAGCAAGTTCACAAACAGTTAATGCTGGTCAGGTTTTAACAATTGCAGTTGGCGGCGGTGGGGCTGGCGCTACTACATTCGGTGCGCCTAATAAAGGAAGTAATGGAACCGACTCTTCTTTATCTGCTCCGTCATCAAGCCCAGCTCCTTCGTACTCAATAACCTCAACCGGAGGTGGCGGCGGTGGGTGCGGTGGCTCATCAACAGGTGTTGCAGGAAATAGCGGCGGTTCAGGTGGCGGCGGTGGGGCTGGCGCTTCAAGCACGGGTGGTGCTGGTGGTGCAGGAAATACTCCATCCGCTCCAGCTCCTGCTGTTCAAGGCTACGCTGGTGGTAGTGGTGGTTCAGCAGCTAATGGTGGAGGCGGAGGAGGTGGTTCCAACGCTAGCACAGGAACTGGCGCAAATGGTGGGTCGCAAGCCGGAGGAGCAGGTGGTAATGGAACCGCTAATTCAATTACAGGTTCTTCCGTCACTTATGCTGGTGGTGGTGGCGGATCAGGTAATCCTGGAGCCGCAGGCGGTACAGGAGGCGGCGGTGCAGGATCAAGTGGCATCCCGGCAACATCTGCTAGTCCTGGAACTGCGGGGTTAGGTGGTGGTGGCGGCGGAGGGAATATTACTGCCCCAGTAGCCACAGGAGGCGCAGGCGGCTCCGGTATCGTAATCATCAAAATCAATCAATAACATGACTACAAAAGTTATCACGCAAGAAAGAGTTAAGAGCCTGTTTGATTATCGCGAAGACGGTAATTTGGTGCGACGCGTACAAACTTCTAACAGGGTCAAAATAGGTGATGTTGTTGGGTGGGGAAATGGCACTGGCTATATGTCTGTAAATTTAGATGGTAGCCATTGGTTGATACATAGGCTTATATATCTTTACCATCATGGCGTATTGCCAAAAGTTATTGACCACATTGACGGCAACCCTCTCAATAATAAAATTGAAAATTTAAGGGAGGCGACTATGGAGCAAAACTCTCTTAATCAAAAAGGGAGAAAAAATTCTTATTCTGGAATTAAAAATGTTTATTGGCATAAAAGGTTAAAAAAATGGTATGTCCATGTTAAGCGAAATAAAGGCATAGTTCATTTTGGAATGTTTGAGGACTTAGAGTTTGCTGAACTTGTTGCAATTATGGCAAGGGAAAAATATCACGGACAATATGCAAACCATGGAGCTGCTGCATGAGCATCAAAACATATCGCTTTCTAGGCATTGATACAGCCATGCACTTGCTTCGTCCAGGTGCAAAGTGGGAAATCAGTAACAACGTCTTTACTCGGTGGGATGATCCACGGCCATGCCCAAGCATAGAAGAGGTGTATTGGGTCATAGACAAGATCAGAGAGTTTGAGGACAGCATCCCAACGATCTACACCGACGAGCAACTGAAAGAGATGGGTATAGCCAAAGAGGAATTTGAACGTGCAGTTGCATAACTTATTCCCCATACCTGTCGGCTTTGCAGAGCTTGGTAGACCTCTGAGCGATGAGGAACTGTTCTTCATCCGTGAGCTTCAGACACGACCTAACATGGGCAATACGACCTCCACGGATAACTTCGTGCTTCGCAATCCGGCCATGACAAGCCTTCGTTCGTTTATAGAAGATAGCGTTTCGGATTACTTCAAAAGCACAGTCAATCCCAAGCACAACGTAAGCCTAAGAGTCACGCAAAGCTGGTGTAACTACTCAGAACCTGGGCAATACCATCACAAACACGCACATCCTAATAGCTACATCAGTGGTGTCTTTTATGTGCAGACCAACGCTGATGACAGGATTTACTTCTACCGTGATGGCTGGCAGCAGATCAAGTTCCCGCCTGAGCAGTGGAACTCGTATAACTCTGAAAGCTGGTGGTTTGAAGCCACTGCTGGCAAGCTGATTCTGTTTCCATCGTCACTGACGCACATGGTTCCTGAAGTCAAAGGCGATGACGTAAGAATCTCACTATCTTTTAACACCTTCCCTGTCGGTGTTGTCGGGGAAGAAATGGATTTAACCGGTCTTAAATTGGAGGCTTGAATGGGCCATTACGCGAAGATTGACGAGAACAACGTTGTGACCCAAGTGGTTGTCGTTGATAACAAGGATATGTCTGACGCTTCCGGTGTTGAGAAAGAGCATATCGGCGCAGCGCACCTAGAAAAGATTCTTGGTGGAACTTGGAAGCAGACTTCCTACAACGGCAACATCAGGAAAAATTACGCAGGGATAGGTTATACCTACCGAGCGGACATTGACGCGTTTGTTCCACCCAAGCCTTTTGCTAGCTGGATTCTCAATGCAGATGCGCAGTGGGAGGCTCCTGTAGCAATGCCTACAGATGGTCAGATGTATTCATGGGATGAAGCAACAACATCATGGGTAGCGAATGAAAATCAACCTTGAACTTACGATTGAAGAGATCAATCAAATCCTTAACACCTTAGACCAGATGCCATACAGGCAGGTGGCTACGTTGATTGACAACATCAAGGCTCAGGCAATCGCGGCCATGCAGAAAGAAGAGGCTGATGGACGACAAAACGCATGAGTTAGCAGTCCTTAAAGCGCAAGCCAAGATCAGGCTTGAGGAGCTAAAGGCCCAAGACTCCGCCAAAGAAGTTGCTGGCAAAGCGATTGGTGAAGATGGACTGCTTTACATCTTCTTGATTGTGCTTGTCGGTGTTGGCGCATCCCTCTTTTTAGAAGGAGAAAAGATCGCCGCTGTTATGGGTCTTCTTGGTGCTTCACTTACTGCACTTATTCAAATGCTGAATGGGATTGCTGGCACCGCACCGAAGCAAGAGAAGCCTGAGTTTGAAGTCATCAAAGATCTCATTACTCGGTTGGATAAGCTTGACCGTGCTGAACCACCTATGCAAGTGGATGTTGAAGGCTCCAAAGTCACAGTCAAGAAGGGTGCTGATCTTGTAACAGCCCGCCCGGAGAAAAAATAATGCTGTCACTCCTCTCTACTTTGGGCGGTCTGCTGATCTCTGGCCTCCCTAAGCTGCTTGATTACTTCCAAAACAAAGCTGATCAAGCCCATGAGCTTGAGCTTGCCAGGATGCAGTCAGAGCGTGAACTTGCACTGGCCAAAGAGGGCTACATCGCCCAGCAGCGCGTGGAAGAGATTCGCACTGATCAAATTGCCATGCAGACGGATGCTCAAATGACTGTGGCGGCGCTGGACCATGACAAGCAGATTATTGAGAAATCCAGCAAATGGGTGGTGAATTACATTGGGACGGTGCGGCCCAACGTCACTTACCTGCTAATCCTTGAATTGATTGCCATCAACGCTGTGCTTGCTTACTACGTCTGGCAGCATCCGCATCTTGTGCAAAACATTGATGATCTAATCCGGGTGAGCGCAATCATTTTTTCCGATGATGAAATGGCGATGCTTGGAGGAATTGTTGGGTACTGGTTTGGATCGCGTAGCTGGCAGAAAAAATGAAAACGGGGCAGGCTGGCATAGACTTGATGCACAGGTTTGAGGGCAAGAGCCTTAAGCCTTACTTATGCCCTGCTCATATTTGGACGATCGGCTACGGTCATGTTTTGTATCAAGATCAGATCAAATTACCGGTGATAAGGAAAGATGGCTATACCGGCATCCTTCGCAAGGACTACCCGCTCGCAGCCCAGGATAATCGCACTTGGTCGCAGGAGGAGGTTGATCGCCTTTTTGAGGATGATCTCGTCCGTTTTGAGCGCAGTGTACTGCGAATGTCTCCTAATCTTGCTGGCCGCCAGTCAAGCTTCGACGCTGTGGTCAGTTTTGCGTTCAACGCTGGAACTGGGAGGTATCAGAGTTCTACGATAAGAATAAAAAACAATCGTTCCGACTATGAAGGGGCGGCAGAAGCGTTTATGATGTGGACTATGGGCGGGGGCAAGGTGTTACCGGGATTGGTGCGCCGCCGCAAAGCTGAAAAAGCGCTGTATTTAAGAGGTGAGTAATGCCGCTTACCAAGATCCTTAACCGACCCGGTGTCAACCGCGAAAATACTCGATATACAAACGAGAACGGTTGGTTTGTATCAGACAAGGTACGTTTCCGCCAAGGAACCCCTGAAAAGATTGGTGGCTGGGCCAGGATTTCGTCCAATACATTTCTTGGTACGTGCCGTGCGTTATGGAATTGGGTAACGCTTACTGCTAACAATCTCATGGGATGCGGTACTAGCGCCAAGTATTACATTGAGAGTGGTGGCGCATACAATGACATCACGCCTCTGAGGACTTACGATTACACGGCAACGCTAACCAATCCATTCACCACAACGAATGGCGTCAATACCATATCGGTGAGCGATACTTCCCATGGTGCAGCTGCTGGCGACTTGGTTTATTTCAGTGGCGCAACTGCCGTAGGCGGCATACCAGCTACTGAGCTAAACACGCGCCATGTCATTACGTCTATCACGGATGCAAACACCTACGTCATAACGGTCACAACCAATGCTAGCAGCACGGCCACGGGCGGAGGCACGGTAACAGCTGACTATTACATTGATGCTGTATTGCTAGGCAGTAATCCTTTTGCTACTACCAATGGGTCTGCCACGGTAACAGTAACTGCTACAGCTCATGGCGGCCAGACTGGTGATTACGTAACTTTTTCAGGCGCTACTACTGTTGCTGGCCTAGATCTAAATGGCAATTACATGATGACTGTCACAACGGTCAATGCCTTTACGATAACTGCGTCATCTTCAGCATCAAGCACCACAACGGGCGGGGGATCGGCTGTTCGTGCTGCATACGAAATCACGATTGGTCCGGCTGAGCAGGTTGCACAAGTTGGCTGGGGAGCGGGTAACTGGGGCGATGGAAGCTGGGGCGGTGTAGGTGTATTCGTACCGGATGCGCTTAGGCTTTGGTCAGCCATGAACTTTGGTGAGGACTTGGTATTTGGTCCGCGGGGTGGCGCTGTTTATTACTGGGATGCCACGGATGGCCTGTCTTCACGGGGCGTCAGTATTGAGACGTTACCGGGTGCAACAGATCCTCCGGTTATACAGAATCTTGTATTTGTTTCTGATGTTTACAGGTTTGTATTTTGTTTTGGGTGTAATGATGTCGGGTCTTCCGATCAAGACCCCATGTTGATACGCTGGGCTGATCAGGAATCGGTAACTGACTGGCTACCAAGCGCTGCAAATCAGGCCGGCTCTTTGAGGCTTTCTCATGGCTCAAAGATCATGGCAGTCTCACAGACTAGGCAAGAAATCCTGGTGTGGACGGATACTGCGCTTTATTCACTGCAATACCTAGGTGCGCCATTGATATGGGGCGCTCAATTATTGGCGGACAATATATCCATCGTTGGACCGAATGCTGCATCAGTGGCAACAGGTATAGCGTTCTGGATGGGTGTTGATAAGTTTTATATGTATGACGGCCGCGTTCAAACGCTGCAATGCGATTTACGTAAATACATTTACCAAGACATTAATTCAACTCAATATCTCCAGTATTTCTCAGGGACCAACGAAGGCTTCAATGAGATCTGGTGGTTCTACGCATCAGCAAGTAGCAGCACCATAGACCGGTATGTTGTGTACAACTACCTTGAGCGCATTTGGTATTACGGCACTATGGCTCGCACGGCATGGGTGGACGCAGGCTTACGGGATTACCCGGTGGCTGCAACGTATAGCAACAACCTTGTGAACCATGAGTTTGGTAACGATGACAATGTGAGCGGCATACCGCAGGCTATCAATGCTTACATTGAGTCAGCTGAGTTTGATATTCAGGATGGCCATAACATTGGGTTTGTTTGGCGCGTGCTGCCAGATATTACGTTTAGCGGTACCAGTAATACCAATCCAAATCCAAGTGTGACCATGACGCTGATACCTATGATGAACTCGGGATCTGGTTATAACAGTCCGCAATCACAAGGCGGGTCGAGCTCGGCCGCGGTGACAAGGACATCGACAACCACGATTGAGCAATTTACCGGGCAGATCTATACCCGTGTTCGGGGGCGTCAATTAATTCTCAAGGTTGAATCAACCGACCTAGGTAGTGCGTGGCAGCTTGGTGCTCCAAGGATTGACATCAGGCCAGATGGCCGAGCTACAGGGAGTGGTGCATGACTTATGTTGTCACCTCTGATTATCAGCTTACCAAGATTGCAGCGCCTAATCTTCCTTATGCGCCGCAACAATGGAATCCGCAGTATCAGGAGCAGCTAAACAACGTCTTACGTCTGTACTTTAACCGTCTTAATAATTATTTATCACTGCTTATGGCAACCGATAACACATTACCAGTCACCTTCCCGGGGACGTACTTTGATGCGTTTGGTCGCCAACGGGTGAGTGAACCATATACCCTCTTTGATAGTCAGAACAGGTACGCTGCTGATAATCAATTCAATACCTCTACGTCTGGCACAGGGACCTCAACCTTTAATACCAATCAGTCAAGCGTTAGCATGACTGTTACCAGCGGCGGCGTTGGTTCTGTGGTGCGTCAGTCCTATAGGAATATGCTGTACCAGCCAGGAAAAGGCTTGCTAGTGTTAGCAACCTTTCAGATGGATAACGGTACTTCTGCAAATCTTAATCAGAAGGTTGGTTACTTTAATACCCAAAACGGGCTTTTCTTCCAACGCGCTGGTGGTATCAATTCGTTTGTATTACGTACAAATACTTCTGGTACACCAAGCGATTCAAGAGCTGCAAGCCAGACAGAGTGGAATGGTGACAAGCTCGATGGGACGGGCGAATCTGGGCTAACGCTTGATTTATCGCACCCTCAAATTCTGTGGATGGATTTTGAGTGGCTGGGTGTTGGCACGGTACGCTGTGGGTTCATCATCAATGGCCAGTATATTGTTTGCCATACGTTTGACACGGCAAATGTTTATGGAACGACGGTGTACATGACCACGGCTATTTTGCCTGTGCGATATGAAATCACCACGACAACGTCGGCAGTAGCTGCAACGCTCACGCAGATATGCTCATCGGTTATATCGGAAGGTGGCTTCGAGGCTACATCCATTCAGCACGTTGCAAGACGTACAACCATTCTTAATACCATTAACACGGCTGCCAATTTCCTTCCGGTTGTTTCAATCAGGCTGGCATCAACGGCATTAGGTGCAGTGGTGCTACCAAACCGCATACAGTTCCAGCCAACGACGTTGCAAAATTACGAAATTGCATTGATCAAAAATCCGGTTCTTACTGGGGCAACTTGGGCTGCTACCGTTCCTTCTGATAGCAACGTAGAGTTTGATGTTGCAGCCACGGCTATTGCCACAGCAGGTATTATTGTGCAGACGGGATATATTGCAAACAGTGGTGGTGGCGGGCAGGCGGATACGTTATCCCCAACCGGGTTTAACTGGGACCAGCAGATTGGTGTTTCATTGACAAACGTTAGTGATATTTACACCTTGGGTGTTCGCACCATTTCTGGCGCAACAACAGGGGATGGGGTTGGGTCCATTTCCTTCTATGACTTAACCCAATAAAATGGGCTACTTAGCGGAGTAGAGCATGTCAGCAGAAGATCTTTATGGCGTAAGCAGCAGTTCGTCTAGCGGCGCAGACGATATGGAAAATGACATCTACAGCGGTGCTGGCTCCAATTACGATTGGACTTGGAGCCCTGTCTCCGGCGTGGATGATCTAGGTAATGCTTTGAGCACAAGCTCTAGCACCAATAATTTTTGGAATCAGCTAGGTAGGGCTCTTCTTGGCACGCAAGGCTCAAACGGGATGGGCGCCGGTCTTGCTCTCGGCCTTGGTGCATTAGCTGCTGCACTTACCCGCCAGAAGGCACCAACGATTAAGCAGCCCGAATACAAAGCCGCCCCTGTGTATAACCGTGCACTTACTGCGCCCATGTTCCCGCCTCAACCAGCGCCACAAAAGTCCGCGTCTGGCCAGAACATTTACACGCCCATGAAAGGGATGCCGCTGTTCTTCAATCCCAATCCGTTCCAGTTCAATGCTACGGAAGCGGCCAAGAAGTATGGGCCTACGCAAGAGCAGATTGCCCAAGGTCAGGCAGGATATGAGGCAGGTCTTGCATCACTCTATAAGCCCATGACGGTTGAGCCTTTTGTTACCAAGGCGCAGGGCGGCCCCATCACGGACATTCTTGTTGGCTATGACGGCGGATCTGTGGACTACGCTGAAGGTGGCGATGTATATGCAGCTGCTGGCAGGTACCTAGAAGGTCCTGGTGATGGTATGTCTGACAGCATCACAGCTCAGATTGACCACGGCGGCGGTAAGACTCAGCCTGCCAGGTTAGCCCGCGGTGAGTTTGTTGTGCCGGCTGATGTGGTATCCGATCTTGGTAATGGCTCATCGAATGCTGGTGCGCAGAAGCTCTACGACATGATGAAGAAGATTCGCAAGGCTAGACATGGCACAAGCAAGCAGCCGCCAGCCGTTAAGTCTGATAAGGCTATGCCTGCATGACTAGCGAATGGTCGCGCTGTATGCCGTATATACAGACGGCGCTTGACCATGCCGGGAACTTGTTCACGGTGAAGGATGTATTTGATCTTGTTACAGAGGGTAAAGCGCATTTCTGGCCTGGTAAGAATTGCGCCATCATTACCGAGGTTCGTCAGTTTCCGCAGAAGCGATTGTGTAATGTATGGCTTGGCGGCGGGGATCTGGAAGAGTTGAAAGTCATGGCTGAGTATGTGCGCCTGTATGCAAAGCAGATGAACTGTGATGCAATTACGATCCAAGGGCGCCCAGGCTGGCAAAAGGTTTTTGGTTTGAAAGTCAAAAGCGTCACGTTAATTGAAGAGGTGTCCAAATGAGCACGGGCGGACCATCCCAAACAGTCACCCAAATGCCCCCGGAGTTTCAGCTTCCGTATATATCGGATGTCTTCCGCATGGGCCAGCAAATTGCGTATACCCCTTATACGCCTTACTCCCAACAACGGTACGCTGAGACTGCACCGCTATACCAGCAAGGTGTTGAAGCTGCGCAGCAAGCCGCTGCAAGTCCGGGCCTGCTAGGACAAATCAATGTTGGCGGCCAGAACATGGGGGTCATGCAGGCCTACATGAATCCGTACCAACAATCAGTGACGGATGTTGCAAAGCAGCAAGCCGTCAGAGAGTTTGGATCCGGGTTGCAATCCTTGCGTGGTCAGGCGGCTCAACGTGGTGCGTTTGGTGGATCGCGCCAAGCCATCCTTGAGTCTGAGCTTATGAGGAATCTTGGCACCAACCTATCTAACATTCAGATGCAAGGATCTGCACAGGCGTTTAATCAAGCCAATCAGTTGTATCAGCAGGACTTGCAGAACCAGATGCAGAAGGCTCAGAGCTTGCAGCAGCTTGGGCTTGCTGATGAAGCGCGTCGCCAGCGTGATCTGGATGCGATGTATCAAGAGTTCCAGCAGCAGCGGGATTACCCGGCTCGGCAGGCAGAGACCTACCGAAACATTATCTTTGGCTTACCGGGTTACGCCTCTCAGTCTGCTTATCAGTCTTCAGGCAATCCGCTTACCCAAGGATTGGGATTAGCGCGTCTGTTGTACGGAGGCCTATAAATGTACGCACAAGCGAATACCGGGCTGGGCGGGGATGTCAATATCCTTGAGGCCATGGAGATGTTTAAGGCAGTACCTGATCAGGTGCTTCCTAAGTACGCACAAGATCCTAAGCTAGCGATCTTTGCCGCGGCGGAAATGGCTCGCCGTGAGGACATGCGTAAGCGCTTTAGCCAGCGGGCACAAAAGCCTAACAAGCCTGTGGTTGCACAACTGGCTGAGTCTATTGCGCCAAGTATGCCCATGATGCCGCCTGGTATGAATGCTCCTCAAGAGCCACAGCCTATGCAAATGGCTCCGTCGCAACAACCACAAGCAGGACTTGCTGGGCTTATGCCTGAGCAGCGTATGGCTGGCGGCGGTCCTGTTGCGTTTCAGTTTGGTGGCGGTGTCGGTGCAGAGTTTGGTGGCGAAGCTGTGGTCGAGGAAGAGAAAGAGGTCCGCGTCCCTGCCATCATCAATGGTCAGCGTGTCATGGCTACAGCAGCAGAATTACGTGCGGCGGGCTATCCTGAGTCTACGATTCAGCAACGCGTGAAAGAAGCTGCGCCTAAGCCTGCCCAACCAGCCGCTCAACCGCCAGCTAAGCCTGCACAACCGCAACAAAGACCGCAAGTTATTGCACCGCAGCAAGCTCCTGCAGCTCAGGCTCCTATGGGTATTGAGCAGATCATTGCTATGGGCAAGAGAGCCATGGCAGGGGTTCCGCAGATTCAAACCGAAGAGCCTTACGAAACCGCCGGTCGGTCGCAACAGATTTTGAAAGAAAGGCAGGCGGCATTTCCAGACCAGATGTCTCCAATCATGGAGCAACTAAAGAAGTTCTACGGTCAGCAGCCTACGCAAGAAGATATTCAGAAAGCGGCTAACCGCCAGGCAGCTTTGGCCATGATGGGTAGTAAAGATCGTAACTTTCTTGCAGGCTTGGCTGGTGGGTTGCAAGCCGGTGAGGATGTTAAGAAGTCCATGGGCGCAGAGAATCGTGCCATGCAACAAGCTTCATTGCAGGCACAGTTGGCCCATGCGAAATACCAAGATGCTGTGCGTCGTGGGGATTACGATGCGGCTGATAGAGCAGCAAGAGAAGAGCGTACATATAGACTGCAAACGCAGAAGCTAGCGCAAGAGCAAGCCATGATGCCTCTAGAAGTTGGCATGGGATTGGCGCGGGCTATGGCTCCAAAAGGTGGTGGCGCAGAGGCAGGATTAAAGCCAAAAGATGCCGCCGAGATTCAAATGAAAGTAATGGCAGTCGCAAAGCCTGAATTGGACGCTCTTGAAACAGAGTACAAAAAACGTGCTAGCAATTGGTTTTTTGACCGTGGCCCTAAGAATTATCAAGAAGATCCTGAGTATAAAAAACGTAAGCAGGCTATTATTGAACGTGTTATGTCAGAGCAAGCACCGCAACTTATGGGTGTAGCTCAAGTGACACCAGCAGGAATGAGACAACTTGTGGGGCGCTAAATGCCTATCTTCAATGTACCTGGCCGTGGCCGCGTTCAATTACCTGATGGCTATACACAAGAAGAGTATGCGTTAGCCATAAGTAAACTCAGTGGGGCTGACCAGTATCAGCCCGAGTTTTCTTTTGGTCAAAAGGCTTTTGCTCCGATTGCAAGGACGTTGCAAAACATAGGCACGTCTTTAACGACCGAGCTGCCGGCTATGGGTCTTGCAGCTATTGGTAAAGACGAAGCCGCTCGTCAGTTACTCGGTGAGGCAAAGCAACGCTATGCAGAGACAGAACGCATGGCGCCAAGGATGTACCAGTCTTATGAGGATGTGACAGGTCCGCTATCTGCTCTGGGCTTTGCCTATGAGCGTGCTGGGGAGGCCTTACCTTATGGACTTGCTATGTTGTTACCTGGGGGTGCCGCTGCTGCTGGTGCTAGAGGTATTGCAGCAAGGGCTGGAACCGCTGCTACAGAAGCTGCCCTTGCCCGAGGTTTGCCTGCTGCGGCTGCTGAATCTCTTGGCGCAGCTCGTGCAACACAAGTTATGCAACGCGCAGGATTGGGA